AGGCATTTTAGAGGGGGCTCGATTTTTGAGTAGTTGCTCCCACTTTAACTACCTAATGGAAAAAGCATGCTTATACCGCTTAAAGCCGCCGTTCAAGTCAGTATTTTTGCTCCTCCCATACGACTTTGGGTGCCGTGACCGTATACGGACCCTAAATTGCAGCAGTTGGGTGCCTTCGGCACCATTCGGCTGAACTGCAAACTTGAGTTCGGTGCTTGCTACATACACACTAATCGCACCAAACTGCTCCCATCGCTCACGCCTTGGGAGCTTTTTTACGTCTATACATATCACCATTTGCCTAAATCAGCGCACTAGGTGCCGAACTCAAGTTTGCAATTCGCCTAAGGTGCGCCTATTGGTGGCGAAGCCACAAGCTTGCGCAAGCTTAGGAACTCAAGTTTGCAATTTGCACCGAAGGTGCCAATCTTAGGGTCAGACAAAGAAAAACTCACTTGACAAATTAGTAAATCCACTTGTATAATGGCGCACCGCAGAACAGACTACCAGAAAAACAGACTATAGCCGCTCATAAATCAGACCGCTCGTTTTCTGACCCTAAGCCGCTGCAAGCTGAAAAGTATAGACGTAAAAAAGCCCCAACCGGGGATCAATCCGGTCAGGGCTTATAACTGAGCTGTGAACTACCTTCAGCGACTTAAGCCAGTATGCACAATTCCCCTATATGTATCCTAGTAGTTTACCCAGGGTAACAATAGGAGCTTCTATACTCCATTGGCCGTCATTCAGTTTTATGGTTGTCTATTACCATCCGTGCAGGTTTCCTCTGTGTCCACGGCTTGGGTGCGCTAGGGAGTATCGATTTCCCATTCCCCCAGCCGTAGCAAGAGGGTCTTAGATTTAGATGATAGCTGTATTTTTTAGAAGCTTCTTTGCTTCCCTGTGTACGCCTGGCTTGCAGGAGGCACTAATCCAAGATAGCTAATCAAGGTTCGACTGTGTTTTAGTTGCATTCGCGGGACACTAAACCCTTGGCACTGTATTAGGTAAGCCACACCTGCGATAGACATTTCAACTCTGCCGAAGCAACTCATCCGGCCTATCACCTTGACCCTAAGCTGTGGAGGCCGTGTTCTCTGGGAGGAGAGCAGCAAGGCATTCACGAACGCGAAGGGTTTCGGTCCTGTTTAAAATTGTAAGCAAGGTATTTTACTACTTACCATATAAGGAATTACTTCAAGCTCGCCAAAATGTAAAGCTCGTAGACCTCGGATATTTGCTACAACTTAGGGTCGGACCATCTTCAGAAGGTTACCCTGGGTGCCTTAACTTATCAAGCTAAGGACTTTCGACATAGTATATTATATCATAATATACTAAACACTGCAAGATCATATTTCTTTATGTACTGGGTGCGTTGGAACCGTTGTGCTGATCTTGCTGTGTCTAAGTATTAATTATACAGGCTTTAGGCTAGGGCGGCAAGTATATATTTCTTGACCCTAAACCGGAGCTAATTGCGCCTGAACTCTACTTAAGTCATATTATCTCTGAATAAGTATCTATTATACCGTAATATCAGTGATTTCGCAAATGAGAATTTTTCAATGTGTGTTGGTGTACTACATAATTTTGGATAGGTTGGTCGGGTTTAATGTATGTTACGATTTAGGGTCGGTTGGATAGTTGTAAGGTCATCTATCCTTTAAAAATTAATTATACCACGGCGGAATTTATAAAACAAGACTCGATTTTCACACTTGCACTAGGCCTCGGCATATATGGGGCCTACAAAAATAGTCTGGACACTTGGCGCGCGCACTGGCGCACCGCGAAGCGGTGAGGCTGAATGAGAATCATTCTCATTTGGAAAAGCTGAATGAGAATCATTCTCATTTGGAAAAGCTGAATGAGAATCATTCTCATTTGCAAGAAAATAACCCTACATTTGACATAGGTATTATTATGTGGTATAATTATGTGGTGGTAATGTGCTTTGGTCGCGCGGCGCAAACTGTGGTGAAAAAACCACATTAATAATTGTAAAGTTGCTTGACACCGGCCCAAAATTCGTGGTATAATTTTGGCGCAAATACCCGAGTAAAATAGTCGGGTATTTGTAAATAACAATCATTCGCATTTAAAAATAAATAAAGAAAAAGGCCCGTAGGCCTTGACTTTTAGAGGTAAATATGCAGCACATCCTCCAACATCATATAAAAATCTTCCTTTGCCATTTTCACAGTGCAGCCGCTATCGAAGTTTTGCAGTGCAGTAAACTGGCCGACCTTGCGGCGAAACTTAATTTCAGTAGGTGCCATAACCGAGAATGCAACTTCCACGGTATTACCCAACTCCTTATAGGCCACGGTAGTCTCACAGTTGTGCGCCAGCTTCACGCCTTGCGCAGTGAAAAATTCCATCAGATCCTTGCGAGTGGTCTTTTGGTCAGAAGTCAGTTTAGTGTTAGCCATTTTCAGTATTCCTTAATTAAAAAACAATTATATCACAGTTTTCGATAGTTGGGGCTTATACGGTTGACCTAGTATAATTTAATATCGTCCGATGTTCTCAGATAACCCCGATTATTTTAGCCTTCAACCGGCACAGAGTTTGCCAGAGCAGTGAAGATCTTCACCAGAGCAGTTTTGTTTGCTTTGGTCAGGCTTTCAATTTCAGCCTCGGTCATTTTCAGAACGGCACCGATAGCGTCGGCAGTCGCGTCCTTCTTTTGTACCTTTTCGCCAGTCTTGGAAACATATTCCTTTTTCTGGTAAACGCCTTCACGCGACAGCTTGGCAATAATCGAGCGCGTGGTTTTGCCCATCTTTTCGGCCAGTTGGGCCACAGTGACACCAGAGGTGTAATCGGCCACAATTGCCACGGTTTGCTCGGGAGTGTAGTTCACAACGACGGTTTTGGAAGAAGTAGCCATTTTCGAGAGTCCTTAAAAAGTTAAAGGTTTTGGGATTTTTTCCGGTTTCCCTACCGTCTAAGATTCTATTATATCACAGTTTTTGCGATTGGCAAGAAGTATTTTTTATTTCCTTCTTGCGTCGCTGGCCTCTTTCAGCCCATGTATGTATTATACATGGAAAACGCCCGTAATCGCAAGTTTTTATTTTTTATTTCGAAATTTATTTGCTTTTATTTTCGGCTTTTCGCTTGACGCGGGGCTGAATTATGTGGTACAATGAAAGGTTTGCCAGCACCGCGCTGCACAAATTTTTGGCGCCCACAACCTATTATACCACAAAAACCTTGCACCAACCTGACAAAGCGACGTATAAATTTTTATTTATTTTGTTGTAAACACGCAAAAACGCTTGACACGCGCCCAAATTATATGCTATAATTTGGCGCCTCAAAATAGAAATTAATTTCTATTTTGAGAGATAATATAGAAATTAATTTCTATATTATAAATATAATAAAAGCCAGATAATATTAATATTATCTGGCTCAATAAGCCCCGAAGGGCTTATTGTTATTTTGCAGTGAAATGATCTTTAACCTGATAATCGCGCCAGTTATACGGGGTGATTTTTTCTTTCCATTTTTTCTTTTTGATAATCTCGGTCAGAATGGGCAACTCAAAATCTCGCGCATCCTCAAGGGCCGTATGTGGTTCGTCGATAATATCGCCCTTAATAAAACCGCATACAATCTCGGCATTAGTTTTGAGGGTCATATTACCAAATTGCGTTGGCTTATTAAAACCATGATTTTCCAGCACAAACTGTTTATATTGTTTAGTGTTGCAGATATTACCTACAGCCGCTTGCCACAAACAAAAATTATCTGCAAAGCCAGAAAGATCAATCCCGGTTTTTTCACATTTATCTTTATCGAAGGCCAGATTATAAGCAGTCAGTGAAGGGTTATATTTACCGATTGCCTGATTAATCCATTTATTAATTGCATTTACGGAAGCCAACATGCGGACACCAGAATCCAACATTTTGACATAATTGGCTTTGCGTTTTTCCAGTCCAGCATAACCCCAAATATCATTTACTTTTTTATCATGGAACAATTCAAAGTTGCCATAATGACCGTTAACCAGTACAGCACATTGATTGAAGATTTTGCCTTCACGGTCAACAATGATAATACCAAAGTCAGCCACGGTATTTTCCATGGTAGTTTCAGTATCCAAGATTGCGAAGAATTGTTTTTTAGCCATTTTAAATTTCCTTAGAACCGATACCGTCGGACTTCGCGGTGGGCTGCTTGTTTGCTGCCCATGTATGTATTATAACCTATTTTCAGCCTATTTTGCGATTTATTTAGGCAAATCGCAAAATAGTGAAAAATTCTTTAATGACCCTGTTTGCTAGGGATATAAACACCCCGAATGCCAAAACGATCACAAACTGCCTTCAAATAGCTCACATTATCCTCATAAAAAACTATATCGACCGAGTTAAACCATTCCAAATTAAAGAATTTAGCCAAGCCATTGATTTTAAGGGTTTTCCCTGATTGACAATCACCATCTTGACGCGAGATAAAATAATCAGGATAACCCAAAACAGTTTGAACAAACTCCCAGTCAGCCCGGTGCATGACCCTAGCAGTTGCGATAATAGTAAAACAATTAGTATCTTGCAAGTCAATTTTATATTGCTCTGCCATAGGTAAAAGAGTATCACCCATTGCGCGGTACTCATTTTCGCGCCAGTATTCCAAGTCTATACGCTCACCATTTTCGTCCACAATTGTCCGATAGCGGTGGCTAGAATCCACAATTGTGCCATCCATATCATAAATCGCAACACGTTTAATTTTAGCCATTTTTTCCTGCTTTCCGTTGTTTGTTACCATGTGTAGATTATACAAGGGTTTTGCGTAGTTTTCGCCTATTTCACGATTTATTTTCTAGGTGTTTACCCCTATTGACAACGTGTGCGGCGTGTGGTATAATTTTGGCGCCTACTGTTGTCTAAAAACAACAGATCGGCATTATACCATCAAAGGCACGCCCGTGTCAAGCAAAATATATTTTTATATATTTTGTGGTTTTCGTGCGAAAACGCTTGACACCGCCCAATTTTATGTGATAAAATTGGCGCATAATAACCCTACAGCGAGTAGGGTTATTATTTATTTCTTGACAGTTATTAAAAAACCTTTAAAGGGCTGCACAACCTTTCCAACCCCGCTAATGAAAAGCCTTTCACAATTACGCGAAGCCCAATATTCTACCACAAAAACAGGTAGAATTTTCCAAATATTTTTCATACAAAAGCCCTATAAAGTCCAATAATATTAGCGATAAAAAATGTGCCATTCAATATAATCAAAGGCATATCCCTTTTTGATATTGCCACATAAAGGCAAGAAACCGAGCCAATGGAAAATGTAATATATCCATATTGCGCCATTCCAAAGGCCATTAGAAACGCGCCAGCTATGCTGGCAATAGTTCCAATCCAAGATATAATTTTCATGTAATTGTCAGAGTGTGGTATTTAGCAGCGGGTAAACCTAATTTTACCATAATTTCACACCATTTTTTACCGTGTCCACATTTTAATTCTGATTCACCGTATAAATTAAAATCAATTTGATGGGCAATCTCATGCACCAGAATAGTGCGAAGCATTGGGGTTTTATTAGCCGGCTTATTGAAAAACTTAGCCCCTAAGTCTATCACATTTATGGATTGAAAGCAACGCCCGGCCGTGCGAGTTAGGCGATTATTCAAAATAATTTTAGGTGGATTGTACCGCACCAATTTTGGGAATATCTCACAGTAGTTCTCCCACAATTTTGCAGTGTGGTTATTAAGCCACACAACCTGTGAAGCCTGCAATTCTTTGTTAGTAAGTGTTTTCGCCATGTATAGATTATACCCATAAAAACGTTGTATTTGCGCGAATGTGCAAAATAAAATAAATTAAATCGCTTGACACGGGCCAAAATTGTGTGTTATAATTTTGGCGCCTCAAATGCGAATGAGAACCATTCGCATCTGTAAAGGGGGAAAAATAAAAGCCCCGAAGGGCTTTTATTTATTCGCTGATTTCAGCGATTTTGTCAAGAATTTTCTTGAGCGCCGTTTTATTGGCCTTGGTCAGAGAATCAGCCTCTGCCTCGGTCAGTCCGAAAACCTCGGCCATTTTATCGGCCAGAGCATCTTTCTTTACCACAGTTTCACCCGTCTTGGTAACATATTCTTTAGCCTTGTAAACCTTTTCGCGGGACAGTTTGGCAATCACGCTGCGCGTGGTTTTGCCCATTGCAGCGGCCAGATCGGCCACAGTCACGCCAGCCAGATAATCAGCAACCAGTTTGGCAGATTGCTCGGGAGTGTAGTTGATAACCTTGGTAGCAGTAGAAGTAGAAGCCATTTGAATTTTCCTAAAAAGTTAAAGAGAAACATATTGTAGCACAATTTTCGTATGTGCTGTTAGTCGCCGCTAAAATATTCTCGCGTTAGCAGTACCGCGCTGTTTTCTTATTTACCCTTTGTTTGTTGCCATGTAAGTATTATATAGCCTTTTAGCTCATTCTGGCAAGTTTATTTTGTCTTTACATATCTTTACAATTGGTGATTACCTAACATAGTAGCTGACGTTTGTCAAGTTTTATATTTATTTATATTTTGTTGTTTTTACACGAAAACGCTTGACGCGGGCCGATTATCTATGGTATAATCGGCGCAAATAACCCCACAATCTGTGGGGTTATTATTAAAACAAAACGCGGGTATCTTCTTCATTCAATACCACAGGGTTACCCTTTTTTGCCAAAGTCAAGAGCTTTTTTGCATGGGCTAAATCGCCCCAAGCATATGGAAACATTTTAGCTTCTTCTCTAGCACACATTGTAGCATCCTCCAATGTGTATTCTGGTATGCGTTTCATCTTCCATATAGAAAATTTAGTGTAGGTTAAACGTTGCGCAATACCGGCTGTAATACGGTTCTCACGCTCAGTTAAAATATGTGCGATTGTTCTTTCACAAGCCAGTATAACCAACTTAGAACGCATTACAATAGTAGCCATTATTGTTCATCCCTAAAAGATCCATGATTAACGGCATATGGTACAGTATCCATCATGCCACCTTCTTCCAACCCTGCTTCTTCCAATGTAAGAAATTCTACCACATCTTCCCATTGCATTTCATCAACCAGATCAAGTATATCGCCCATATTAGTTCCAACGTTTCCAAGTCATACGGTATTGAATTTTATCTTTAACCCAAAAAGCTAAGGCAATAGCGGGCACGGTAAGGGACATAAGTACATTGCCCACATATGCGGGAGATAAGGTCAAGATAAAGTCAAGCATTTTTATTCCTGAATGTAGCAAACAAAGGCAACAGCGCCAACAGCAAAAAGTGTAGTGATAATGTATTGAAGATAAATCATGGTGTTATTATAGCACAGTTAATAGCCCCGTAGGGCTAATGGTTATTACAATGTAGCGAATGCGGTGTTAACAACCTTGCGCAGTCCACCAGTGGCAGCCGTCATAGTGCAATGAATGCCGCCCCACATCATAAAGCCCGAAGCGTCAACCCAGCCAGTCATGTTACCGAAGCGAAATGTTGCGTGTTTCATAATCATCCTTTGTTGCTATGTGTTAATTATACAGTCTTTTTAGGCAGATCAGGAAAGAATTTATTTTATTTATTTTGTGTGCAACCTATTGACGCAGGCCAATTATGTGTGGTATAATTGGCGCAAATATGTGGTATAAATACCACATATTTTGTTATCCGAGGAATTCCTCTGCTTCTTGTTTCGCTACCATTGTCATAGCGTTTTGCAGGTTGACAAGTCGGTTAGACGCATTGCGAACACGGAAAGTATGGCTGTCCAGATCAATGGAGTTCTCAGCCTTAGCCTGAGCCTCAAGGCCTATTTCGATGTAGTAGGCTACCAGTGCTTCAGCGTATTTAGTTGCGAGTTCTTGCATGATCTATCCTTTGTTGCTATGTGTTTATTATAGCATAGGATATCAAGATAAATCAAATAAATAATTTTTATTTCACAGCGTAATTCATGTTACAATGTAGTCCTACAACAAAGGTTTATATGATTCTTACATTCGCAGAGCTGGGTATCAACATTGCAGATTACAACGGTATGCACGCCAGCCAAGCAGTGCCTGCTATCATTAATGTAGCAGCAGACGCTATTACCGGAGCTAAGTATATGCACCCTGCAACACATACAGAAACGCTATATGATTGGCCAGCTACCATGATTGATTTTATCAATCATACCGTGCAGGTGATACCCGCTAGCTATGATGTATGGGTTCCTCTTAATACATAGCATTTAGCTATGATATACCCTAGGGGGTATATCAGACCATCATACCCCCGGGGGTATACCCTGGGCGGTTACGAGACCATACCCTAGGGGGTATACATAGGGCCCATATCTACGGCCACTTTTGGGTTTTTCACGTCCATGTTTTGGGTGCCAAATCTACGCCCACCCTAAGGGTTATACCCTCTGACCCTAAGCAGCCTATGACCAGTATGACCGAGTACTTTAATGTCAAACTGCCCCATACGTCCCATACGTCCAAATTTTCCCACTTGCCCCGAGCTTCCCAAACTGATATAATAGTTCATTGTCATAAGAATAACTAGCATGAACGACTTACAAACCTTACCCACCAACACTCCGGCTGAGATCATAAATATATCTCCCGAAGGCCTCGAGGTAGCCAACTGCTATCTTCAAAACCAGTCAATATCTAAAACTGCGGAAGAATTAGATATTTCAATAGAGTTAGTTACTCAGTATTTAGCGCGCAGAGAAATACGTGCATATGTAGATAATGTATTTATGGATTTAGGTTTTAATAACCGATTCAAGATGCGTAGAGCAATGGATGCGCTTATATCAAAGAAATTTAAAGACATGGACGAAAGCGAAACAGGGTCTACTAAAGATATCTCAGAACTTTTAGCCCTCAGTCATAAAATGTCGATGGAGCTAATGGATAAAGAAATACAGCTTAAGAAACTTGATGCCGAAAAGGGCGGGCCTAAAACTCAGACCAATATTCAAATCAATGAGAGCGGTAATAACTATGGGTCTTTAATTGAAAGACTAATAACAGGGCAAGTATGATTCTAGATATTTCAAATTATAATCGTGGTACTATTGCTTTGCAAAAAGGTAAGCTAGATAAAGCTATGCAGTTCTTTAAACGTGAGACTAATGAGTTTAAAGAACTGTACCTGAATATGGCTAATGTTTATCGTATGACGGGTATGAATGCAAAAGCTTGGCAGCTATATGATCGTGCAAATTCTAATGAAGTTCTAGATTTAGATGGTGTAGGTGGTCTATATCCTAATGCTTTAGGTAATATGGGTCTATTAGCATATCAAGAAGGGTCTGATGCTTTAGCTATATCTATGTATCGACAAGCATTAAGTATTGATCCACTGCATTTACTTTCTATTTGGAATTTATCTTTAGCTTATTTACGGGACTATTGTTCTGGTGGAGCGCTGCACCCATTTGCTTGGAAAATGCATGAGTATAGATTTAAAGCTGTAAAAGCTATTGACCGTGTTGCCGAAAGATGGGACGGTGTTTCGCATGTAGACAAAATTATCGTATTAGCAGAACAAGGCATGGGTGACAAGCTCATGTATGGCAGATATTTAAGTTTAGTAGCTGGATATTGTTCAGAACTCTGGGTACAGTGTCCTGCTGAGATGGATAACTTCTTTTCAGCTTATAAAACTTGCAGAACTGTAGAGGAAAGCGGTTGTACTGTAGGTATTCCTTTTGGTTGTTTACCTGAGATCTTTGGAGTAGTATTAGGAGTATGGATTGATAGACCTAGATCGCGGAATGCTAAGTTTACTGTAGCTGTAGAGTGGAGTGGTAGCAAAACTCATTTGAATGATAAGAATCGTTCGTGCTACGCGGGTTATTTTAGTATGTTGGCTAAGAAGCTTGATGTTAGGTTTATTAATGTACGTCCTGATTCTCAAAAGATTGCTGGTGTAGAGAAAGTGTTGAGTAAGTCCTGGGCTGACTCTGCTGCAATTATTGCTGGTTGCGATCTAGTGGTTAGCGTTGATACTTCACTAGTACACTTAGCTGGGTCGATGGGAGTTCCCTGCTTGATGATGCAACCATTAGCTGATACTGATTTTAGGTGGGGTAACCCACTGACTAAAGCTGCTAACGGTATTGACCTGCGAAACAATATCTGGTACTCGTCAGTTGAAGTGCTAGATAACATTGGCTGGGAAGCTATGTTTGATACTGTAGAAATTGAGATTAGGGCTAAAGAGCGTGAGTGGTTTAAACTACAAATGCTTGGCGGGCTGACTCCTTCGGAGTTCGTTGAAAAATATAAGGAGACATTATGCTTGCAGCACTAATAATTATTGTAGGTATAATTATCTTATGGCCTTAACAATAAGTAGAGATGATATTGATAGGTATGATATCACAGAACTTGAGGCATCGATTAGGTTTATTAAACTACCGATTGCTAATTACCTTAAGCTACTGACTTTTAATGGTCAAGTAGTGTATGATGAACTTAATAGACCTCAGATCGGACTAATTAATGCGGTTAACAATCCTAAGTATCGTTTCATATGTGCTGCTCTTTCTCGGCGTCTTGGGAAAACCTTCATTGCTAATGTCATCGGACAATTGGTCGCTCTTATACCTGGGTGTAACGTACTCATCATGTCTCCTAACTATAATTTGTCTAGCATTTCATTTGAGCTACAACGACGATTTATTAAACACTTTGACCTTGAAGTAGCCAAGGATAACCTTAAAGACAAGATAATCGAATTAAAAAATGGTTCCACTATACGTATGGGTAGTATTGCTACCGTCGATAGTTGCGTTGGTCGTTCTTATGATCTTATCATTTTCGACGAGGCGGCCCTTGGTTCCGACGCTGAGAATGCCTTCAACGTATCCTTACGGCCCACCCTTGATAGACCCGGAGCCAAAGCAATCTTTATCTCCACCCCCCGAGGTAAGAATAACTGGTTCTCACGATTTTATCAAAGAGGTTTTAGCGACGAATACCCTGCGTGGATATCATTGCACGCTGACTTTAGTGAAAATGAAAGAATGAAACCAGAGGACGTAGCTGAGGCTAAAAAGTCTATGTCCAAAGCAGAATTTGAACAAGAGTACATGGCTTCATTCAACTCGTTTGAAGGTCAGATTTATAACTTTAATGACGAGTGTATTAAAGAGTTTGAGCATTCAGATGGTTGTGAATACTTTGCAGGACTCGACCCTGGCTATCGCGATCCAACAGCTTTTATAGCCTTAGTATATATACCAAGCCTAGACAAGTTTCATGTTGTAGCAGAGTACCAGAGTGCCGAGGCAGTTACCGAGGGGCATGCTAAATGTATACAAGAATTAGTAACAAAATATCAAATTGATCCTATTTTTATTGACGCAGCAGCTGCTCAGTTCGCTGCTGACTTAGCTTACACTTATAATCTAGCAAGCATAAAAGCTAAAAAACAAGTACTAGAGGGAATCGCCTTCGTACAAACTATTATAGAGCAAAATAGGCTACTAGTATCACCACAGTGTACAATAACACTAGCAATGTTAGACCAGTACCGTTGGGATACTAGAGAAACACTCACTACCGAAAAACCCACACACGATATTCATTCGCATATGGCAGATGCACTTCGTTACGCACTTTACACATTCACAACATGACAACTGGCATATATCAATTAACCTTTCGATCAGGTAAGATTTACGTGGGGCAATCCATAAATATGGAGCAAAGGTGGTGTCAGCATATAGATAAAATGCGTAAAGGCACCGCTGCAAAATCCATGCAATTAGAGTATAATATAGCGGGAACCCCTAGTTCAGAAATACTATTAGTATGTCATAAAGACCATCTTGATATGATGGAATCTATGTATATTAATGCTAGACTTATTCAAGTACCTGAACGCATGCTTAATACTAGCATACCTAAAGATTATACAAATGCTGAAATTTATACTGTTACTAAAAACGAAGAGTATTTAAAATATTCTATTGTGCAGCTCATTCATCAGGCTAGTACAGCAAAAGCCAATATTAGTAATTTAGAAGATGCAATACCTTACGATGTAAAAAGCTTAAAACGACAAGTACAAGACCTAATACAAATTAATCAGCAACTTTCAGTAGAAGCCAATAAAAGCTGGTTACAAAGACTACTAAGCTAAATTAAGGCCCTAGATTTCATTATCTAGGGCCTTTTTTCGTTGGGCCTACCAAAAAAATTTTACATCTTGACTTATCGTACCTTAGGTAGTATAATATGGGAATCAGAAACTTAAATACCAATTTTTACATACTCCATGGCTAAGAATACAAGCAATAATAGAATTCCTGTAAAATGGGTTCGTGATAGGGCTAAAGCCGCTTATGTTAAAAAAGAAGAATGCTTTATTTGTGGTACTAAACACGATTTAGAACTACATCACCTACATAGTATCACGGTATTACTTAATAGTTGGTCTGGTCGAAAGAATTACGATATATCTACAGACGATGGCATACTGGCAGTTAGAGACGAATTTATCGCAGAACATCAAACGGAATTATATGATATGGTGTACACTCTGTGCAACAATCATCATGTAAAACTCCACGGTGTGTACGGTAAAGCCCCCGCCCCTACCTCGACAGAAAAACAACGTTCGTGGATAGAAAAGCAGAAAGCAAAATTAGTAGATGGTTATGTACCGGAGCATTTAGCTACGTCAGAGCTTATCTCGTTTGCTGAGTTTTATTAAAGGACACTCATGACATGGTATAACCCAAAGTCGTGGTTTGCTGAAAACGAAGAAAAGCTTAACCCTGCGCAGCAAATGATTAGCCGCGAACAGGGTATGTTTATTAATACTGATGCTAACATTAGTTATAACACCGCTTTTGAAAAGTTAGAAACAGTAAATCGCGGAGTTAGTATGATCGTCAACGGCTGTGCTAGCCTAGACTACGATATTAAAGATAAACTACAAACAGGCGTAACAGTAGGTATTAGACAAAAATCTTTAAATACACTACTTAATCATACGCCTAATCCATATCAATCAGTACAAGAATTCAGAACAAATATATTTACAGACTTCTTACTAGAAGGTAATATATTCATCTATTTTGATGGATTATACTTGTTCCATTTACCTGCATCTAAAGTGCAGATAGTAACAGATCCTAGTACATACGTTCAGTCTTATCGTTACAATTCAACAATCGTAATGAAGCCTGATGAGGTCATTCACATTAAAGATACTAGTAGTACTTCTATTTATCGTGGTACTAGCAGGTTAGTTTCAGCAGATAGAAATATAAAGATTCTATACAAGATGCAGACTTTCCAAGAACAGTTCTTCGATAATGGAGCTGTGATGGGTCTTATTCTTACTTCTGAGAACACACTAAGCCAGATTGCAAAAGATAAAACTATTGCCGGCTGGATGTCGAAATACAGTCCCAAGAATGGCGCTAGAAAGCCTATGATTCTTGATAGTGGACTTAAGCCAGTCACTAATCTTGCAGATAACTTCCAAGAGATGGATTTCGATGTGTCTATTAAAACACACGATACAAAGATTTTAAAAGCATTAGGTGTACCACCTATTTTGCTGGATGGTGGTAATAACGCAAATATATCTCCCAACCTAAGACTGTTCTATTTAGAAACTATCATGCCTATAGTTAGTAAATTTGTATCAGCAGTTGAGCGCCAATTTGGTTATGATATAGAGGCAGTCACTTCAACAGTGTCAGCACTACAACCAGAAATGAAAGACGTAGCAGCTTTCCACACTACCTTAGTCAATGGTGGTGTGATGACTCCCGACGAAGCCAGATTGGCCTTACGGTTGCCTCCTAAAGGTGGTGATGCTAACGACTTAAGAATACCGGCTAATATAGCTGGTTCAGCAGCCAACCCAAGTCTTGGTGGTAAACCACCGAAACCTAAACCTGCAGCAGACGATAAGTCTTTAGCAGTAGGGAAAGCGGATGAAAACTAAGTAAGGAACTAAATGGATAAAAGCAAAGTATTATATCTAAATAGTGCCTTTACTGTAAAAGATGCCAATGGTGTCGAGGATACTACTTCAGTGTTTATCGAAGGTTACGCAAGTACCAATGATATTGACCGCGCTGGAGACGTAGTATCCTCATCCGTCTGGGAAGGCGGAATGAAGAACTATCTAAAAAATCCGATTATTTTAGCCAATCACGATTATGATGATCCTATTGGTAGAATGGTCGACTACAAGATAGACAGTAAAGGTCTATGGG